ATCTCCTTTGGTCTCTAATAAGTTTAGAGAGTCATCTCCACTACTGTTAAAGGTATTGTGGATTTGGTTCTCTAATACTGCCTTCTTTAAGGAGGGGAACACCCGAATCACTTGCTGATTCGCAATTAGGTGTTCTTTTGGAGCCCGGGTTGGACCAGATTCGCTATTCATGTTAAAGATAGCGGATTGGTGACGTAGTAGCAAGTCTACTGCCTCACTTGGTTTGGCACGCAATTTGGACTTCAAGAGCATTACTCGACCTATAGCCTCTCGTCTCTCTGAGCGGGAGTCTGCAGGTCGGGATGCCTTAGGTATTTTCGACAGTCTCGCTTTGAGACTGTCGAGAATGATTTTATTCTTTCTTTCGAACGGTTCGATAGCAATCATTCCATGCTGTTGCGCGAATAGGTTACGGTTGGACGCGGCTGTGTCCAACACGTCCTTTAGAAGGGGACGGTTTAGGTCGTAGTTGCTGGTTTCGATCAGTTTCTCGACAAGAGCCTTATCCTGTTTAGAGGACGTGGGGGGCACAGTTGGTGTGATGACTGGTGCCGAAAGCGCGATCTTGGCTAATTGTAGATCGGACATTTCGAATACACTTCTCAACCTCTTTCTTGTGCTTGTGGAGAGTTTCTCTCTGATCGGTAAACCGAGCCCACCTAGTTCTAAAGGTAGACTAAGTGGGACCTTCTGTTGCCGGGCCATGATAATCATTGGTATGTGATTATCTAGTGTCATCTTTCGGATGAGTCGTACTTCACGACCGCGAGCATTGAGGTCATGTGTGAGACTTTCGAGTCTCGCTATGGTGTATGGTTGGTAATCTGGATTACACAACTGGGAAGGCGTGACATAGTTACGTGCTGGAAGCGTGAGAAGCTTCTGGTTATCCTTGAGTACGATTTCAACGGGTTTGCCGGTGAACAGTCGTTCGCAGAACAGACCAGACTTGCTCCTGTATGTCTTCGATTCATTAAGTTTCAGTCCAAACAAGACCAGCATCTTGCGATACTGATCATGTTGAGCCTTTGTTCCAAGGCCAATTTGATCGTCTCCCATCACTTTGTAATGGTGACGTTTGTATTGGGACTTCTCTGAAAAGAAGATATTCAGGATAGTAAGTATTGGGAAAGCTAGCGGAAGACCCATAGCCACACCTCTCGTTGATATGTACTCTTGACCATCTCCTGTGGATTTAAAGTGTATTGGGCCAGTAAGTCTGTCTATCACATTATCGTAGAAATGCGGTATGTGAAGGGCAGCCTTGGCACCCTCCATGATGGCTCTCGCTGCCTCGAAGCTGATAAAGTCGGTGGAAACCGACCAGTCAGCAGATTGGTAAGTGAGAGACTCGGAGGGTGCGGCTAAGCGGATTTCTCGTCCGGCCAGTACATCTTGGGAGTG